CGCGAAGATAGGCAGCTCGGGCGACGGCGCGCAGATAGGCAGCTCGGGCTACGGCGCGCAGATCGGCAGCACGGGCAACGGCGCGAAGATAGGCAGCTCGGGCAACGGCGCGCAGATAGGCAGCTCGGGCTACGGCGCGAAGATAGGCAGCACGGGCTACGGCGCGAAGATAGGCAGCTCGGGCGACGGCGCGCAGATCGGCAGCTCGGGCGACTACGCGCAGATCGGCAGCTCGGGCAACTACGCGAAGATCGGTAGCTCGGGCAACTACGCGAAGATCGGCAGCTCGGGCGACTCCGCGAAGATTGATATTTCAGGCAACGACAGCGTAGGCGCTGCTGTTGGCATCGGCAGCGTTATAAAAGGTGCAGTCGGCAATTGGATAACGCTTGCGGAGTGGGTATACGACCGCGATAAACAATGCCATATCCTGGTTTGCGTTAAGTCGGTGCAGATTGACGGCGAAATAATAAAGGCTGATACATGGTATAAACTCTCAGGCGGCGAATTTGTTGAGGTGACCGATGAATAAATACACGATCATCATAGCTCAGGTGTGCGCGATTCTGCTGGCGCTGATAGTCATGATACTGCTTGCCCTTGATAAAGGGGGCAGCAAAGCCGACGCGGATGGCGTTCCACCCGAAGTTGATACGAACGGATTGTGCGTAGTGGAAGTGGCGGAGCCTGAATATGAGACGTACTTTACCGAGGCCGACGTGATAGCCCTTGCGCAGATGCTATATGGCGAGGCGAGAGGCTGCACAGTAGACAATCAAATGAAATGCGTGTGGTGCGTATTAAATCGCGTGGATGATGTGCGTTTTCCCGATACCATCATAGGCGTTGTGTCCGCACCGGGGCAGTTTTACGGTTATAGCCCCAATTTCCCCGTATGGGATAACCTGCGAGCGGTAGCGCTGGACGTGCTCACGCGCTGGAGCATGGAGAAGCAGGGCGCGGATGTGGCAAGGGAGCTTGATAAGAACGCTGTCTTTTTCACCGGCGACGGTATTCAGAATTGGTTTAGGAGTGTGTACTGAATGAAAGTTCTTATAGCCTGTGAGGAGAGCCAGACGGTGTGCAAGGCGTTCCGCGCAAAGGGGCACGAAGCGTACAGTTGCGATATCCAAGAACCATCTGGCGGACATCCAGAGTGGCACATACTCGGCGACGCGCTCGAAGCCCTCAAAGGTGGGCAGATTACCACAATGGACGGCGTGACACATGATGTGGACAAATGGGACTTGCTGATAGCGCATCCGCCTTGTACATATCTCTCTGCTGCCGGAAACAGGTGGTTTAATGTCGAGCGATATGGCGAGAAAGCCGTTGAGCGAGCGCACAACAGAGACAAAGCGGCATGGTTTTTTATGCAGTTTATCAACGCCGATATAGACCGCATAGCCGTTGAAAACCCGATAGGGGCTATGAGTACACGCTATAAAAAGCCGACAGAGATCGTCCAGCCGTACTGGTTTGGAGAACACGCTCGAAAAAGCACCTGCCTATGGCTTAAAAACCTACCCCCACTTATCCCGACGAGAATTGTTGACCCTGGCAAAATCTTGCCGGGCGGGTTTAGCGTTGGTGCATCCGCAAATTATGCGGTGGACGAAAACGGGAAAATTCTCGCGTGGAATGACCCTCAAACAGGCAAAATCCGGAGCAAAACATTTCCAGGCATAGCAAAAGCGATGGCTGAACAGTGGGGATAACGGCATTTTAAGGAGGAATAACATGACTGATACTGATCTTTTAATTCAAAACCTAAGGCGCGAAAACGAAGCGCTGAGGGCAGAACTCGACTGGAAGCAGAAAGAGATAGAGCTTGCACGGCGCTCGCCCGGTGCGTCAATGCGCAAATGCGGTAGCGATTGGGCATACTGCGACGGCCAATGCACACGCTGTTTTAAAGGCACGATAACGGTGACAAACAGGACGGTGATAAACAATGACTATTAAAGAAGCATTAGACGATATCGTCACCAGCGGTATCAATCTCGGCGCAGGGGACTTTGTAGACCCCGAAGCATTGGAAGTCGCGGCGAGTGTACTTGAAAAAATGCAGTGGATAAGCGTAAAGGACAGGCAACCAAATAATAAAGGCTGCTATCTGCTGACAGTAAAGCACTGGCTTGATGGCGAGCCGGTCGTGAGAGAAGCGTATTGGAACGGCAAGGACTGGTTTTCGTGCGATGATAGGCGATACAAAATCACACTGCGCGTTACCCACTGGATGCCGCTGCCGGATGCGCCGAAGGAGGAAAGCAATGGCTGAACTGAAACCGTGCCCGTTCTGCGGCGGTGAAGCAAAATGGGATGAAAAGAACAAAACACCCCTGTGCTCGCGGTGCGAAGCGACAATTCCATCTGCTTGCGGTGTTTTCCGAAAATATTTTGATAAGAGTGGGTACCGTCAATATATGGCTGCGCTTTGGAATAGGAGGGCTGACAATGGCAACAAAACTAATCTGTGACCGCTGCGGCGCGGAGATAAACCCAAAGAGCTCCGTGACCTACGCAGGAATGCGGCGGCTTAAAATGGACATAAACGACATCGACTACGAGCTGTGCGTTTCGTGCGCGCACAAGCTGAGTGCGTGGCTTAGTGGAAAGGAGAGCGACAATGGCTGAAAACATAGACCGTGAAGCGCTGTTACACGACATCGAAGAATCGGTGATATATACGGTAAGAGGAAAAATAACGAGCGCAGAAATGCGAGGCGCTCACAAAATTATCGAGCGCATTAAGTGTGCGCCTGCTGTCGAGCCTATTTACATTCACGAGCTGACGACAAAAAGCGAGTTCAAGCGCATGGCGGTGCAGATGGATTATGTACCTGTGGTGCGCTGCAAAGACTGCGAATGGAGCTACGACGAAATAAGTTATCTGTGCTGTTCGCACGGTGTTTGTGTTGATTGTGAAGTGCCGCCGAACTTCTACTGCGCAGAAGGGAAAAGAAAGAAGCCTGACAATGCCTGATACTGATAAAACCTGCGGCAGCTGCGTCAATTGCGAAAAATACACCCGCGGCAACGGCAAAAGCTGGTGGATGTGCGAAAACTACGTTAAAAGCGTGGGCATGCCGGTGACCGTAACGCCGCCGGGAGATACGGCTTGTGAAAACTGGTCGAATGACCCCGCAGACAAGGACAAGCCGCAAGACGCGCTGCGATATTTCGTAGATCACTATTGGGATGAGGAGCCTGACTAATGACAGCAGCAGAAGCGAAAAGGATTATACACCCCGACACTACGGCAGAAGCGCTTGCAGAAATCAAAGGCAAGGACGCAAAAGTTGCCGCAGTTGATGAGGCTTGCTTGGTGGCTTGCGCTGCGCTTGATAAGCAGATACCGAAAAAGCCGAGAGAAACAAGGTGTGCCTTGATGTGCGCAAGCTGTGGGCACAAAATCACAGAAAAAGGCTGTAAAAAGCTAAACAGAAACTACTGCAAAAAATGCGGGCAGAAAATCGATTGGGAGGACTGGTAAAAATGGGAGCAAGACGAATTCCTAACGCGACGAACGAGAAGATAATTGCACTTATGTCGATGGGCAAGACGGGCGAACAGGCGGCGCTTGCGGTCGGCGTGAGCGGGAGCTACTGCGCCAAACTGTACACTGTGGTAAAGCACATTGCCAGTGAGCAGTGGGACGAGTTAATAGAATATTCTCGGTGTGCGACAACCGGCGGGGTGATTGCATGGGCTTGCGAATACCTCGATACGCAACTGCCGCAGGAGGTTGCGGAGACTATCGAGGCGGTACGGTATCGCTACGCAACGCCCAAAGCGGCAGAAGCAGCACCGCAGCCCGAACCGCCAGCAGAGCCGATCGACAACACGGCGGCGGCAATCATCAAACTGCTTGAAAAGCTCGATGAGGCGGTAAACGCGATAACAGAAGCGGCAGACGACATATGTCAAACGGTGACAACGGCGCGGAAGCTCAACGAGGACTGCATAAACGCAAACTTCGATGTGCTGACGGCTACACTCCGTGACGGCGTTGAAAGCGTTAAAACGACGATAAGAAAGGGGAGGAATTGACAATGAGATTTATCTACACAGACTATATGCCTAATCAGTTTGCCATACTGCCTGCTATTGGCGTTATAAAAAAGCAGAACGGCATATATCGTTACCCTTACCGCCTTAGCATTATATGGGGCTTTTGGGGTATCAGTTTTGGCTTAGGGAAAGCTATAGATTGGAAGGGAACTGACAATGCGCACACGTGAAAAAACCAAGCGCTGCATTTATAGCGATAGCTGTTTTAAATGCCCGCTAAGCGATTGCAGGATGAACACACCGGCACAGTTGAATTGCCTGCCGCTGGATTTTGAACCGGATACAAAGAAATTCAAGGTGGTAAAAGCGCATGGGTAAGCAATCGGCATTTGCAAAGGCCGTGCAGCGTGAGGTTAACATTCAGTTACAGCTTTACGGGCGCAACCGCATGCAGCTTGCGGAAGACGCGGCGTTTATGGCCGCTAATGAAGTGCTGGGCTTAGGCTCAGGCCGTGCACGGGCATTCGGCGAGGCGTTTGTAAGATACGCAAACGAGATCGCTGATTTGGTGGTAGAAGACAGCAAGGCCGACGACGAGATCGTATATGCAAAAGCCGTCCTTGATCGGCGCATCCGTGAAATAGTGGGCGATGAAAACTTCTCGCCCTTTGATGAAAGGTATGGTAGGCGATAATGGCAAAAAACGTAGGCTTAAAAATCGAGAGAAACGACGATGGCAGCTACACCGTGACCATCGGCGGCAAGGATTATGATTGCGCGGACACACACGAAATGCTGCACTTTTTAGAAGATATCGGCGAAAGGTGGGAGGATAGTGAAATTCGAAAAGGATGAACGCCGCGAGTTTTCTACCGGCGCGGTAAGGGATAGCGCCGCAGGGAAAGGCCGCTATGATTTGCTGCCGTGGGGCGCGATACACGCCCTTGCACAGCACTGTGAACGCGGTGCTATCCACTATGGGGAAAGGAACGTAGATCGAGGAATACCCCAGCACAGCTTGATAGACAGCGGCATACGGCATCTTAGCCTGTACATACAGGGCGACGCGGAAGCGCATCACCTTGTAGCGGCGCTGTGGAATATAGCGTGGGCTGTGGAGCAGGAAATAAAACGGCCTGAAATGGTTGACCTGCCGGAACGCAATGAAAAATCAGGAAAGGCGTGGTGAAAATGATAAAAAAGCTACTGCATAAACTGCGAATATGGCTTATCAAAATGCTGAACGCCGTTCCGGCGGAGGACTTTGAGGCGATAGACGCTGCGAACAACATACTTGCGGCAAAGATTGTCGATGGCAACAAGTCAGCAATGCAGCTTATGCGTAGATACGACTACGCTGTGCGCGAAATCTGCCGGAGTAGCGACACAAGCTTTTACGACTGGTGCTGTGAATACTGTTGCATGACGCACAATTGCCGCCGTGACGGTTGGTGTAATCGTTTCTGGCCGAGGAAAGTACCCGATGAGAAATGACTGCAAGGGCTGCACGGTGCGCCGCGTAGGCTGCCACGCCAATTGCAGCAGCTATCAGGCGTATTGTGCGGAGAATGATAAGCGTAAGGCAGCGGCGCGGAATGAATACCCGGCAAGGGAGCTGCTGGTGACAGGATACATAAAACGTGCAAGGGCGGTAAAGACGTTTACAACTAAAAAATGTTGGAGGTATCGCGGAACATGATAATTCAAAGTCAGTGTGACATGATGTTAAATCACATGCGCGAACACGGCAGCATAACAAGCCGTGAGGCAATGTATGACTACGGCATAGGCAGGGCATCCGGGCGCGTGTTTGATCTTCGCAAACGCGGCTATGACGTTGAAACAACAATGGAAACCGGGCTTAACCGTTACGGCGTTCCCACATGGTACGCGAGGTACACGCTGCATGAGGGGCGCTGACGGATATTATGACAGCCGGGCAAAGTGTCCGTTTTGGTCAAAGGGTTCTGCGCGTGAAAACAAGATTTTTTGTGAAGGACCATGCGGTGACGCGAGATTGCAGCTATGGTTTAAGGGCGATGAGCAAAAACGTCGGGTGTATGTGTCAAAATACTGCTGCACACAATATGCCCAATGCCCAGTCTATAAGATCACATTAGCGGAAAAATATTAAAGGGTAGCGCATTAAGTGTTACCCTTGATTTTTTATATGCAGAAAAAAGTGTGCAAGGTGGGGCTGATTAATGTAGCGCCACCTACATTATTATAAAAGCATGAGTAAATGGGATGATATTAAAACTGAATACATCACTACCGATATAGGGACAAGGCCGCTTGCCGAGAAACACAACGTTTCTTACAGCACCTTGCGGAAACGCGCAGAGCGTGAAAAATGGGCGCAGAAGCGGACGCAGTATAGCGCGGCCAAGGGCGCAGACCGTATCAAAGCACAATTGGAGATTGACTATCAGGAATACAAAAGCCTGTTGGAAGCCGCTGGGCTGCTGTCAAGCAAGCTGTGTAGCGCTGTAGCACAGTTAACGGATGCGGATATTATAAAGGATAAACGCGGCCTGAAAAGCCTCACAGGGGCAATGAAAGATCTTGCGGAAATCCAAGGTGTTAAATCCGATGCAGATAAACGCGAACAGGAAGCGCGGATTAAAAACCTTGAACGCCAGGCAGCAGGGGAAGCACAGCCGGAGCCGGTGCGCGTTATCATTGCCGGAGCGGGCGGCTTTTGCCAAAAATGAGAGAGTTTAAGGTTGATTATCTCTCGCCCACGCAGAGGGCTTTTCTTGAGTGTAGAGCACCTGTAGTGTTCTTCGGCGGCGCTCGCGGCGGCGGTAAAAGCTTTGTTGTGCGTGTTGCCGCTGTGCTGTACTGCTTCAAATACCCCGGCATAACGTGCATGATAGTGCGAAAAACGTACCCTGAGTTAGAGGAAAACCACATTGTGCCGCTGACGAATGATCTGAAATGCTATCACACAGATAAAAAAGAACGTTTGGCACGATACAACGATCGGAAGAAAGTTATCACGTTCCCGAACGGCAGCCGCATTTTGTTTCGATACTGCGATACGGACAAGGATGCGGATCACTTTCAGGGCGTGGAGATAGATATTTTGTTCATCGACGAGGGCACACACCAAACGGAAGAACGATTTTCAAAGCTGTCTGCCTGCAACCGCGGCACTAACGATTTTCCGCATCGCACATACATTACCTGCAACCCCGGCGGAGTGGGGCATGCATGGGTGAAGCGGCTGGCTATAGATAAACATTACATAGGCAAAGAAAAGCCGGAAGATTACGCTTTTATCCAAAGCAAAGTTACCGATAATCTGCCGCTGATGCAGAAAGACCCCAATTACATACGCAAACTTGAAGCGCTGCCGCCTAAGCTACGCAAGGCATGGTTGGAGGGCGAATGGGATATATTCGAAGGCGCATTCTTTGAAGATTTCAGAACGCGCCCGGATGCGCAACTGTGCGCAAAGGCAGGGATAACGCCGGAAGAAGCTATTGCACAGCGCAGATTTACGCATGTAATCCCGGCATTTGACTTGAACGAAGGCGCGGCGCGTGGCTGGACGATATACAGGTCATACGACTTTGGCTATAACAAACCGTTTAGCTGCGCATGGTGGGCTATCGACTATGATGGCGTACTGTATCGCGTTTTGGAGCTGTACGGCTGCACAGATACGCCTAACGAAGGCGTTAAATGGACACCCGACGAGCAATTTAAACGCATTAAGGAAACGGAAGATACTCACCCATGGCTTAAAGGGCGTAAGATACTCGGCGTTGCTGACCCATCAATATGGGATGTGTCGCGCGGCGTGTCGGTCGCGGAGACCGCTGAGAAATACGGCGTATACTTCGACCCCGGCGACAACAAGCGGCTCGCAGGCTGGATGCAGTGCCATTACAGGCTGCAATTTGACGATAACGGTTATCCGCGCATGTATGTATTCGACAACTGCAAGGCGTTTATCCGTACTATACCGTTGCTGATGTACGACGAGCACAAGCCGGAGGACTTGGATACCTCGCTTGAAGATCATATCGCCGATGAGTGGCGCTATATGTGTATGGCAAGACCGATAAGCCCGATAATACCGGAAAAGCCCAAAGCCATATTGTCAGACCCCTTGAACCAATACAAGAAGGATGGATACAAAGCAAATGGATATCACTAAGGACACTATACGAGCAGACGGCAGCAAAGCGCCTGAGCTTGGCAGCGTTGAAACTGCGGCGCAGATGCTTGGCATAAAACCCATTGGGGAACAGCAGATACAGGATTTGATGCAGGTGTTGACCAAATATCGCGCCGGGAAGAAGTCGGTCGATAGCCGTATCATCGCATCGGAAAACTGGTGGAAGCTGCGAAACGATGTTGAAGAAGACAAGGACGGCCACGCAAAGCCGGGCTTTCGTAGCAAAAGCGGCTGGCTGCATAACGTAATCACCAACAAGCATGCCGACGCAATGGATGCCTACCCTGAGCCTAACATACTGCCAAGGGAACAGGGAGATAAGGTGGAGGCGGCGATGCTGTCTAAAATAATTCCTGTGGTTCTGGAGAAAAACCAGTTTGAGACTATCTACAGTAAAGTTATGTGGTCAAAGCTTAAGACCGGCACAGGCGTTTACAAGGTCATTTGGGATAAAAACAAAATGAACGGCTTAGGCGATATAGATGTGCGAAAGTGTAACATTCTTAACCTGTTCTGGGAACCGGGCGTTGAGGATATACAGCAGTCGAAGTATTTCTTTGAGGTCGATTTTCAGGATGAAACCGAAGTTCGCGCTATGTTCCCGGTTGAGCTGCCGGAGGGCAAGAACATACCGCATGATTTTATAACCAGTAAGTACAGCTACGATGACCATGTGGATACTGCGGACAAAGTGCCCGTTATCAGCGCGTACTACCATAAAAACGGTGTGCTGCACTACATACTGTTCGTGCCTGGTACTGTGCTTTATGCGACGGAAAATGACCCTGACCGCGCAATGACCGGATGGTATGACCACGGCAAATACCCATATGTATTTGACACGCTGTTTCCGATTGAAGGTAGCCCATGCGGATACGGCTATGTAGACCTGTGCAAAGCGCCGCAGACCGAAATAGACCTGATGAAAACGGCATATGTGGAAAATGCAATGGTCGGCGCAAAGCCCAGGTACTTCAAAAAAGCCAACTGCGGCGTAAACGTTGAACAGTTTACGAACCTGAATGAAACCATCATAAACGTAGAAGGCAGCTTAAACGATGACAATCTAAAGCCTGTTACGCACGATAACCTTGACGGTAACTATATCAGCATGCTGCAGCTGAGCATCAACGAGTTGCGTGAAACCAGCGGTAACACTGAAACCGCAACAGGCACGACAAGCAGCGGCGTAACGGCGGCAAGCGCGATAGCGGCCTTGCAGGAGGCAAGCGGCAAAGGCAGTAGAGACAGCACCAAGGCAAGCTATAGGGCATACAGCGAATTAAACTATCTTGTAATAGAGCTGATAAGGCAGTTTTACGACGCGCCGCGCCAGTTTAGAATTTTAGGTGACGGCGGCGAGGAATTGTTCTTAAGCTATTCCAATGAACACATAAAGCCGCAAACACAGATGTTTGCAGGATATGATATCGGGCAGCGTGTGCCGGAGTTTGATATCAACGTCGTTCCGCAGAAGCGCACGGCATACACCAAGATGTCAAATAACGAGCTGGCATTGCAATTTTACAATCTCGGCTTTTTCAATCCGCAGCAGACAGACCAGGCGCTTGCATGCCTTACAATGATGGATTTTGACAGCATCGATGATGTACGCAAGACCATTAAGCAGAACGGCACACTGTTTGACAGGTTTAACACGGTGCTGCAAGTTGCGGCACTCCTTGCAGCTAAATGCGGCGATGCGCAGTCGCTTGCGCAGATACAGGCTATAGCACAGCAGGCTAACGTGCAGATCAGCACACCGCAGGCGAATATACAGATTGCAGAAGACCCGGCAAAGCGCGAACATGCACAGGTGTCTAACGCCCGGGCAAAGACGCGCGAGGCGGCAATGCCCGATGGAGGATATGCAACAACATGATAAACGTATGCGTAAACAGCACCGGCAGCACGTTTGAATTAGAAATCGAAGGGCATGCGCAGTCTGCGCCCAAAGGCGAAGATCTGATATGCGCGGCTGCGACGATCCTTGTGCGCACGGCAGCGACTATTTTGCAGGAAAGTTCCAAAGATATCACCGAAATTGATATATCCGACGGCAAAGCGCGAATAAAGCTGACTGAATATGACCCTGTGGCGGTCGTTGAAATGTCGGTAATAGTCAAGGGCTTTGTGCTGCTGATGCAGGAATACCCGGAATACATAAAAATTTTCACAGAAACTGAAAAAATGCGCAAGGTGGGGCTGAAAGCAAAGCATAAGTAAATGCTATGCTGAAAACGTGGGTTGCATGAGACAGCAAGTTCACCTCCTTTAAGATGTCGCTCTGGCAGGCGGCGGCTGTAATAGTCTGCTACATCTCCTTTCTTACGGGCGGAGTTCCCCCTTCTCCGCCCCTTTTGTATATCGCCTTAGTTTAACGGTAAAACGCTCGGAGAGATAGAGATGCAGGTTCGAGCCCTGCAGGCGGTACGACGGACTTGTCCACCTACGGGCAAATAAATAGGAGGCATGTAAATGCACAACAAATTCAGTTGGCTACAGCTATTCGCGGACGGTACCGGCGATGGCGGCGCAGCCACTTCGGGCGAAACATCTGCCGCCGCCGGGCAGAACACGGGCGTTAATGTGTCTGTTGCCGCCGAACAGACAGAACCGAAAACCACGGCTGACAGGCTCGCAGAGCTTGGAGTGCCTAAGGAAAAACTCGGACGGGCGAAATATGGCAAGGCTGTTAATCAGCCTAAAGCCGATGCGCAGGCCGCCGCTGCGCCAAAGGAAGCCATAGAGGCAACAGAGACTAAAGACACAGCGAAGCGGCTTACATGGGATGAAATCATGGCAGACCCCGACTATAACCGGGAGATGCAGAAAGTAGTCTCGTCGGCAAAGACAAAGTACAAGGCGGATGCCGAGGGACTTGAGAAGCTTGCTCCGGCGCTGCAGCTGCTATCCAAAAAGTACGGCGTAGACTCGGGCGACTATGACGCAATCGCAAAAGCGGTCGCGGATGACGATGAGTACTATGAAGACCGTGCGATGGAACTTGGAGTATCGACCGAAGTTGCAAAGCAGCTCGAACGCTCCGAGGCTGTAGCAAGGGCAGCAGAAGCGCAGAAGCAGCAGTTTATCAATGAGCAGAAGCTCATGGAGCATTTGGGCAAGATGAACGCGCAGGCGGTTGAGCTTCAGAAGAAATACCCAAACTTTGATTTGCGAAAAGAGCTTGATAATCCAACGTTCCGACGCTTGACCGCGCCTGACCTGATGTTCTCGCTTGAAGATGCATATGAACTTGTGCATCGAGATGAAATAAAGGAAAGCATACGGCAGGCAGCGCTGAAAGCATCGGTACAGCAGGTGTCCAATGCTGTGCAGTCGAATAGATCGCGCCCGAGTGAGGGCGGCGTTCCCAAGTCCTCTAACGCTTCCATTCAGACGTTTGATTACAGAAACGCCACGAGGGAACAGAGAGAGGCGTTAAAAGCCCGGATTAGATCGGGTGAAAAGATATATCCTGGGCAGTTTTAAGCCTTGAGCGTTTCCGCGTGGCCTATGACCATGAAAGGAAACGATATGACTAATTTTAATTGGATTCAGATTTTCGCAGATGCAGGCACCGTTGTTAACACCCTTGTAAGCAACGGCACCTCCAACTACACCAACGCATACACCGGCGAGGCCGTCGCGGCAAGCCCCTCCACCAACACGATGGCACCCGAACTTAAGACGTTCTATGACACTGAGCTGCTCGAAAATGCCAGAGTCGAAATGTTCTATGCGCAGTTTGGCCGCAAGCAGAGACTGCCCAAGAACGGCGGCACCACTGTTGAATGGCGTAAGTTTAACACCTTTGCAAAGGCGACTGAGCTTAAGGAAGGCGTTATCCCCACCGGTCAGCAGTTTGGAGCAACCAAGCTGACTGCATCTATCGCGCAGTACGGCACTTACACCTCTATCACGGACAAGCTTGAGATGCGAGCATATGACGATGTCATTCTTGCAGCGACCGAGGAAATGGGCGCATCCGCTGCGGCTACTCAGGAAACCCTTATCCGTGATGCGCTGCTTGTCGGCACTAACGTAATGTATTGCGATAACGTCACCGAGGACGGCACTAAAGTTTCTACTCCTACTTCCCCGGCAACCATGGGCGCAGGCGGCACTACTTCCAGCGGCGGCGGCTCGACTCCTGACGGCTGGGCACTGCTTACTCCCACCATGGTAAACAAGGCCGTTACCAAGCTCAAGAAAGACCGTGTACCCAAGATAAACGGCAAATACTATGCTGTTATCCATCCCTCTGTTGCGTATGACCTGCGCCAGAGCAAGGAATGGATTGAAGTGCATAAGTATGCAGCTACCTCCGAGATCTTCAACGGCGAAATCGGCGAGCTGCACGGCTGCCGCTTCATCGAGGATACCTATGCACCTATTCTCGGCGCAAGCTACAAGTATTCCGGCAGCACCACCTACAAGAATAAGTCCAACGGCGTTACTTATGCGACTTACTTCTTCGGCAAGGACGGCTTTGGCATTATTGACCCCGAGGGCGGCGGCCTTGAGATGATCGCCCATGACAAGGATGAAATCGGCGGCCCTCTTAACCAGTTCAGCACCATCGGTTACAAGTTCGAGACCAACGGCGCAACTATCCTTTACCCCGAACGCGTACTCCGCGTTATGTCCGTCAGCTCGTATTCCGCGACTGACGAGGAAAACAAGTAATTATCCCGGGAGGGGCGGAACACTCCGCTCCTCCGCCTGAGAGGAGCAAAACATGGCTAAAAAAACAGATGATGAAAGAGTTGAAATGTTTATACCGAGAGGCGACAGAAACAGTGACCCCGATCTGTTTGTGTCGATAAACGGCAAAAACTATCTGCTGCCCAAAGGCAAAACAAGCCTCGTCCCGAAAGAAGTGGCGGACGAGATCGAGCGTTCAAACTACGCTCAGCGTATGCTTGACGAGCACATCGACGAGATGAAGTTTGCCGCGCACTAATTAATATCAAAAATAACAGCCGCCTCATGGCGGCTATTTTAATAGGAGAACAATATGACGATACGTGACGTGATTGAGATATGCGACAGGCTTACGCCGAATGCTTATAGCATTGCAGATAAAGTTAGATGGTTGGTAACTCTCGAACAACTTATTTATAACGACGTTATAGCGACACACGAGGATGCATATGACGCACCAGACTACACAACTGCCGATGAAATTAAATCTCTACTGGTGGATAAACCATATGCCGAGGATATATACGTTAACTATCTGCAAGCGCAAATAGAGAAGCAAAACGGCGAGGATGCAAAGTATAACAAGTATATAACATTGTATAACGACGGCTACGACAGATTTGCAAAAGCATACAATGCAGCGCACAGGCCGCTACTAAGCAAAACTTTTTTTGCGTTTTGAGGAGGAAAAACATGCCTACATTTTCGACCGTGATTGTAAGCGGACAGACCGAGCAAACGATTGATGTTTTCGGCGGATATAATCATAATCTTAAAATAGGTGACGGCGAATTTTACGATATGCGCAATATGACTTCGGATTTTTATCCGCTACTGGGAAACCGTGCTCCGAGAAGCATCATTTCACCAGCTGGCAAAAGTTTCTCCGCCGTATATGGTATGGCAATGGACGGCGATGGGAATATCTTTGCCGTGGGCAAATATGGCGAAACCAATAACATACATCTCTACAAAATATATAAAGAATATAAAGGAAATGACGGCACTGAAGCCGGTACATATCAAAAGATCTTTAATGTGTCATATAATGCGAAAAAAAAGCCGTCGTATAACACAACAAGCTTTGAACTCAGCGAAAGTAAGAAAAAACTGATTATATTCGGGAACAGCTTGCTAATCTTCCCAGATAAGATAGCCGTGGACTTAAAAGAGTATTCTTATGGCGATAGTGAAGAGACCAAGTATTTTTTTTACAGAAAGCTTGAGTACGTTTCGCCTGTGAGAGAATTGAGCAAAAGTGACAAAGTATCGGTGTTTAAATGCGATGCTGACGGAAAAGCCCAAACTACCGATAGCGGTTATTATGGAATACGTATAAGTTATAGTGCCATAGGACTCGCAGAAACCGACATAAACGAGGGGGATGCTATCAAATTTGAAGGCATCGGGAACCAAAGTGGAGTACACACAATTTTCAAAATAATAAAGTCTGCCGACGAGACTGATTTGAACGTTACATACGTTATACGAGGAACGCTTGGTGCCAATACAGATATAATTGCCGGGAAATTAAAGCTGAGCCGAACGGTGCCTGAAATGGATTACATTGCGCAATGCCAAAACAGACTATGGGGATGTCGCTATCATGATGCAGAGATCAGCACGGATGAAAGCGTAAACGAAATATATGCCTGCAAGCTCGGTGACCCGTTTAACTGGAATGTATACGATGGAGTGAGTACAGACAGTTATACGGCATCGTGCGGTACTCCGGGAGCATTCACGGGGGCTGTTTGCATTAACGGGTCTCCAATATTTTTTAAAGAGAACTATTACCATAAGGTCTATGTTTCAGCTTCGGGAGCACATCAAATTGTCGAAAAGCAGTGCGACGGTATACAGAGCGGATGTGGAAACTCTGCCGCTATCATGGATGATGTGTGTTACTACAAGTCCCGGGGAGGCATTGTCGCTTTTGACGGTTCACAAACCTATAACATAGGCTCGGCTTTGGGGAATGTAAAATACATCGAAGCGGACGGCGGCTGTACAAGCACGAAATACTATCTGTCTTTAAAGGATAATGACGGCGAGTGGAGTTTGTTTGCCTATGATACCGAAAAAGGGCTTTGGCACAAGGAGGACAACGAACACGCGCTTATGTTCTGCTCCATGAATGGCGATACAGTGTATGCGACGAAGGGAAGCGACACATACAGCATTAAGCTCATAAGTAGGTACACGGTTACGGAGAATACGGAGAGTGAGCAGGAGTGGGAGGCCATAACCGGCTTGCAGGGCTACGGCTACACGGGGCAGAAATATATAAGCCGCTTCAATTTGCGAATGATGCTGCCGGAGAATTCTGCAATGAGAATATATGTGGAATACGATTCGAGCGGCAGATGGGAACCGCAGGGCGAGATAATGGGCACGGGTACGACAACGTTTATGTTACCAGTCAAGCCTCGGCGTTGCGACCATTTCAGAATAAAGCTTAACGGCACGGGAGACGTGCGTGTGTACAGTTTCAGTAAACTTTTCGATGGAGGCACGGATATAAGATGATAATACTATCTCAGCCACCGACGCTCAGAGGCACACAGGATGAGAAGATAGAGACAATGCAGAAATATCTTATCCGGCTTGCCGATGAGCTTTCGGCATCGCTAAACAACATTAATTATACGAGTTTCGATGAAGAAACTCAAAACATTATCAAGGGAGGCTGACATATGACCACCAAGAAAAATACAATGGCATACGATAAAACTGTCGATTATCAATCACTTATAAATCAGGCAGCGGCAAAGGGCGATTACTCAGCCGCAGCAAAATACGAGCAGCAGCGTAACGAGAAAATAAGTGGTGAAAACCTCGGATATTCTCAGACAAGCGAATATGCTGCGTATCTCCCTAAAAGTTATGATGGCGTTGAATATGACCTCGCAACTGACTATATGAGCAAAATAAATCAGGCAATGCGAAACGGCGATTATTCGGCAGCTGCGAAATATGAGCAACAGCGCAATGCAAAAATAGACGGTGAAGGGCTTCCAAACGCCAAGACCAATTACACCTATACTCCGCAGTATGATACACAGATAAATGAGCTTTTCAACAAACTCCTAAACAGAGAAAGCTTCAGTTACGACACCGAGACAGACCCTTTGTATAAGCTGTACAGGGAACAGTACATTAATCAGGGCAGGCTTGCCATGCAGGACACAATGGGTCAGGCGGCGGCTCTTACGGGCGGCTACGGTTCAAGCTACAGTCAGGCAGTCGGTCAGCAGCAGTATGACGCTTATTTGCAGAAGCTCAACGGCGTTGTGCCGGAGCTTTACCAACTGGCATATTCGCGGTATCAGGATGAGGGCGATGAGCTTAAAGATCAGTATAACATGTACATGGCAAAGGATGCACAGGACTATGATAGAGCACGGATAAATTATGCACAGCTACAGTCTCAAATGAATGCGGCGGCAGATCAGGTCAAAGCAATACTTGAGGTTGGCGGCTCGCCTTCTGCCGATCTCGTTTTGCGTTCCGGATTGAGCGATGAGTATGTGCAGACACTTAAAAACTATTACGCACAGCTTGCGGCTCAGGCGGCTCAGACGGCGGCACGAAGCGGCGGCAGCTCAGACGGCGGCGGTGGAAGCAGCAGAACATATCCGAGCGATAAGGATTATAAGGTCAATAAGGACGGAAGTGTTTCGGTCAAGAAAGTGCGGCAGCTTAGTTATCAACCCGACGAGGGCGTTTTCGAGTGGAACGGTAATCAATATACGAGCGTTGATAGTTTGCTGGACGCATGGGAGAAGAAATCAGACCTTACCAATGATGATATTAATATTCTCAAACGCAAGCTTTATTCGCAGATGGGCAGAGGGTAATGCGAGGTATAATGAATGGCTAAAAAAATCAACAGGGAAGAAATAAAGGCCGAAGTAAAAAGGCGGCAGCAAAACGCAGCGAGAGATTATACCGAAAAAGCCAATTTGATAGCCGCTGGTTATAAAACCGCGAAAACAAACAGCGCCTCCGGCTCTGCCGGTAAAAAGCCAATAGGAGCAAGCAATTCCAAATCGAACGTGCTTTCTCAGATCGATGAGATACGAAACGATCTCGGCAGCAGGAATAAACTTAGCGCAGATGCGCTTATGGCCAATAACCCGGCGTATGTATACACGAAAGCATACGGCGACGGAAAAACAGGCGCGGCGGCGAACAGACCGGTAAAGGGCACGGCGACACCTCGCAGCCGCTTTGAGCCCGCCGACACCGGCAGACCGCTTGGCAGAGCATCGGCGCAAAGGGCTTTTACGTCTACGCCCACGGGCAACTTCAAGGGCGAGGCGATTTTAAAAAGCGCACTTTCTTCATCGGGCGCGGCCTACAAGAAGCTGGGCGCGGATGTTACGTCCCCAACCGGCAATCTTTCAATGGGTGAGAGCGCACGAGCGGCAATAAACGAGGCCAAGACTGCGAAAAAAGAGGGCAGGCAGGTCAGGCCGGGACAGGCGCAGCGCAAGGCGGAGCAGGAGAAGATAAAAAGCTTTAATGACGGCTGGGCCGGAGATTTCAAGCAAAAGCTGCTGGAGAGCGCCGAGGAAAGTTCAAAACGTGCGCATGAGTTCGAGCAGGAGGCAAAGCAGGGCTTGGGCAAATTCGGCCAGGGCGTTGTTGACTTCGGCATAGCAGGCGCACAGTTTGCCGGTGACGCGCTGCTTAACGCTGTTGCACCCGGCGCAGGTATTGCGGCAATGGCAGGACGCGCATACGGTTCTGCCTCACTGGACGCACAGCAGCGCGGCTTGAGCGAGGGTGAGCAGCAGGTATTTGGTTTAAAGAGCGCGGCAATCGAAGTGCTTACCGAGAAGCTTTTCGGCGCTGCTTCCAAAATCGCATACGGCAAGGGCATTATTAAAAACGAGAGCCTTGTTAACAGCCTTGTAAACCGGCTGGCAAAGACGGACAAAGGGCGCACGGCGCTCAAAGTCATTGTCGGTGCGAACGAGGAAGGCTTAGAGGAGGTTCTCTCGGATATCCTCAACCCTGTTGCAGACCGTGTGCTTAAACTGGATGACGGCAAAGGCGATTGGTCTGATTTAGGCGAGGACATGGACGCAGAGCAGATGCTCGAGGACTACATCATCGGCAGCACTCTCGGACTTTTTGGCGCAGGAACGAATGTTATAAGCGGCCAGTATCGCGCCGAGAACGCGCAGCAGAGGGCGTATGAAAGTTATCAGCGCGAGCTTGTAAACGCCGGGCTTGCATCCGAACAGGGTTCTCAGACACAGTTAACCGCCGAGGAATATCAGAACATCCTTGACAACAGCGCAAAGAGAGGCAACAGAAACCTGAGCGACAAGGAAACTGCCAACCTTGAACAGCTCATAACGGCTGAGAGAGATACACCGGTAGTGCGCAATGCTCTCGAGCGCAGCGGTGCGCTTGTTGACGATAACACCGCATCGGTCATTGCCAAGGCTGCAAGCGGTCAAAAACTGACGAGAGCGGAGCAGAGCATCATAAACAGCAGCCCGGTAATGCAGCAGGCTGTGAATACCATGTCCGGGAGCGGCGCTGTTGCCAACATCCGCACAACGGCGGCAAAGAACAGCGTTGTTAACAGCATGGCAGAGCGCTATACGGTCTCCCCGGAGGTTATAAGCAGAACATACGATCTCGCCCCCGTCGCGTCTCCCGAGGCGTTTGAGATGGCGTTTGATGCTGTGTATCAGATGGGGCAGCAGGGCGCGAACAAAGAGTCGCTTACCAAAGTTCCCGTGCTGAACCGCGCACAGGCGGAGATAGCCTATAACATGGGTGCATCTACAACTCAGGCGGCGGTTGACAATGCGGCGGTGCAGGGCGATAATGTAAGCACACAGGTCAATAATCAAGTAAGCAACGCAGTAAACAACACAATTCAGGAGGTAAACAATAATGGAGTACGTCTACGCGACAGCAGCCAACGGCTTAACGGTCAGAATACCGAAGGACAAATACCCGCAGTGGAAAGAGGCACAGTCGAAGCTTACACCGGAACAGATAGCGGCAGACAAAGCGGTTATAGCGCAGCTCAAGGCAAAGCTGGGCAAAAAGTAGTTTATAACGGCGTAGAGCAGGAAAATGTCTACTACTCCGGCGAGGACACCGAGAGCATGAAAAAAGGCCGTGAGCTTGCAAGAAGCTACGGCTACAACGTTCAATATTTCGAGGGCGGCAATATCAAGGACAGTGGCGGCGAGTTCAGAGGCATGGTCGATACCGAGAGCAAGACTGTTATGGTGCGCTCAGACCATCCCGACATATCCGCAGAGCAGATAATGCGCCACGAGATGGGGCACGCGGCAATTGCACAGGGCGATATAAGCCTTGACGAGCTGCGCAGCGCCATGCTTTCAGACCTCTCGGAGGAAGAGCTTAACAGCGCCGTCGAGGTCTACAGGCACGCATACGGCGACACGATAAGCGAGGCCGAGGCGTTCGAGGAAATGTGCTGCGACGCGCTGGGCAAGATAAACATCTTTGCCGGAACGGAGCACGACAGCGCAAACTACGGCAAGGCGCAGGAAAGTTTCCGTAAACACACCGCCGAGACCGCGAACAAAGGCAGAGCACCGCCGAAAAAAGGCGGGGAAATGTATTCACGCGAGGTCAACGGCAAGAAAATTGCATGGATTGAGAACAGCCCGTTGACCGCTAAGGAACTGCATAACCACAAAAAAGTAGCGGCGTATATCGCAAATCATATCGGCGAGGCGTATACGATAATCGAGAGTGGGAGCAAGGTCTATCTCGGTGAGAGCTTACCCGGCGAGTATACGCAGTCAGAGTATACAAAACAGATATTGAAAAATGTTCCACCAATTCTCAAAGCAAAGAATAAGGCTATCGGCAAGCTTGGCGAGATGATAGAGATCGCCACAAACCGCCGCTGGGAGAAAGCAAAGCATGCAGACAACAAGGATGCTGAGTATGGTATTTACAGATACTCAACCGCATTTGCATTCCCTGTAAAGCAGAACAGTAAGGTTACAAACGTCAAATCTTTTGACGCTGAACTTATTATTCTCAATGCTTCCGATGGAAAAAAGTATCTGTACGATATCGTAAGCATAAAAGAAAACACCGCAGACGAAGTTGATCTTTTTAAGAAAGACCAGATGAGGCAAAATGCCTCTGCTCGTCGCGGTGCTTCTGAGAACAGTATACGCAGTTCTTCCGAAAATGTCAACAAGAAATTTTCCCGTGAGCCGGAGAGCATTACCGAACTGAGGCGGCAGAACAGGGAACTCAAAAAGCGCGTTGACTACTGGAAAGGTCAGACGCAGCGCACGAAGGTAAAGATTGTGCGCCAGAGCGACGTGAACCGCCTTGCGCGAGAAGTCATCGACATGAGCGAATCAGACCTCAAGCCGCAGGATATCACCGAACGGCTCAGCAAGCTCGGCGAGCATATTCTCAACGAGAAAGAGCTGCGCTACACCGACATTGCGGAAATGGCGCAGGATATCGCGGAGGACGTTGTGAGCAACGCCACCACAATAGTCAATGAGGATGATGTTCAGACGCACAACAGGCTCAGGGGTTATCTCAAGAGAGTTAAGCTCAAGGATGACGGCTCGGCGGAGTTTGAAAGCATACGCAACAGCTATAAGCGCCGTATTATGTTTAACAAAAACGGCATGAGCGTTGACAGCGCGTATGCAGAGCTTAACAGCATGTTCGGCGAGGGATATTTCCCCGAGGATATTATCAACCCTGCCGATCAGCTTGAGCGCATTGTGGAAGTGCTCGACGGTACAGCGCCGCAGCACGCAAACCCGAACGGTTACTATGCCGAGGAAGCGGCAGAGTATATGCGCAATTACATAATTGACAGCATGCTTAGCGATCAGGTGCGCCAGACCGCACCGACAATGGCAGACAAAGCCGCCGCGCGAGAAGCAAAACTCAAAGCGGACAATGCCGAGAGAATAAAGAACGCGGTCAAAAAAGAACGCGAACGCAATGAGGTTAAGCTTCAACGGTTCAAAGAGGGCGTGGCGCGTCTTGACAGTAAACGCAAGGAAACCGCGCTCAAAAACCGATACAGAGGGCAGATAGAGAAAAACGTTAACACGCTGTCCAAATGGTTGCTCAATCCCGATCACAAGAATACGCTCAAACACATTCCAGGTCAGCTTCAAAGCACGGTCAGAGACTTCATATCCGCTATAGACTTTACCAGCTCTCAGCAGCTCGGCGGCGGTGCTCCTACAATAAAGGACATGAAGTATATCGACAGCCTCGACAGGCTCAGAAGATATATAGCCGACAGCAAAGTCGGAGAGGACAGATACAGCGATCTCGACTTACCGCCTGAGTTTGAAACGCAACTTGCGGACTTTGTGAGCAGCGTGAATACTCTCGCGCGAAACAACAAGGGAACGTACACAATAAACGATATGACCTCTGAACAGCTCAAAGAGCTATCGGATATTGTCAAAACAATGAAAAAGGCAATAACCGATATGAACAGGCTGTATCAGAACGCGACTTTCCAGCACGTTTATGAGGCTGGCGAATCGGATATTGAAACGCTCAGAGAGTACACAAAAACAAAGGCGTTCACAAGCAAGCTCGCGGCGAACCGACTTGACCAAGCGATCATGTGGGAGAGTTCACGGCCGGCACATGTTTTCAAACGTTTCGGCAAGGGCGGAGAAAGCATGTATCAGGAATTTGTTGACGGTCAGAACACCATGGCGTTCCTCACCAAAGAAGTTATAGACTTTGCAGAGGACACATACACCACAGCAGAAGTCAAACAGTGGGCTAAAGAAACTCATGAGTTTAAGTTTGGCGATCAGCGCGTAAAGCTTACCTCTGCACAGCTTATGAGCCTTTACGAGCTTAACAAGCGCTCACAGGCAAAACAGCACCTTGACTCGGGCGGTTTCAGAGTTGCCAACTTTAAGGACGGCAAGTTTAATCTGCAAACGGACAAAGAAAAGCACGTTTTTACCGACACTGAGCTTAACGAAATGTTCGGAGAGCTTACAGGCCGGCAGAAAGAGGTTGCCGATAAGTTGCAGCACTTTATGGTCGAGCGCGGCGGCGAATGGGGCAACTATGTTTCGAGAAAGCGCTTTGATGTGGAAATGTTCAAGGACGAGAATTATTTCCCCATAAAGATAGACACCACCGAAACAGACAGCAAGGTTGACGAAAAAACCGACAACGCAAGCCTCTATCAGCTTCTCAATATGGGCTTTACAAAAGAAACGAGTGCAAAAGCAAACCAGTCAATCGTTGTTTACGATATCTTTGATGTGTTTGCAAACCATATGTCGGAGATGGCGCAGTATCGCAGTTTTGCGTTGCCACTGCTGGATATGACAAAGTGGTTTAATATCAAAGTGCGCGACGAGAGCGGCAATGTTACCGCGTCACTGCGTACCGAGATGCGCAAGGCGTTTGGCTCCGATAAAAACGGCAGAGGCTTTGCAGAGCAGTTTGTTACCGGCATAATCAAAGCGTACAACGGCGCAGAGGGTCGCGGAGACAGTAGCGTTAACTCGAGGATGATAAATCGCGTCAACAGAGCGGCGGTCGCGTACAACACACGAGTTATGATACAGCAGCCGTCGGCTATCGTAAGAGCGGCGCTCTACCTTGACCCGAAAGACCTGATATCGAGCCTGAAAAACTACGCAGGTATAAGCACCAAGCAAAACATTGAGGAAATGCACAAGCACTCCGGTATAGCGCTTTGGAAAGATCTCGGTTTCTACGATGTCAACGTTAGCAGAGGCGTTCAGGAGCTTATAAAGCATAGTCAGGGCACGATAAGCAAGATAAACGAGATCGGCATGAAAGGCGCTGAGTTTGCGGATAAGGTCACATGGGCGGCGCTGTGGGATGCTTCAAAAAAACAGGTGCGCAGAGAGACAGGATTGAGCGAAAGCGATGCAGAGTTTTTCCCGAAAGTAAGCAAAGTGTTTGAGAACGTCATTTATAACACTCAGGTCGTTGATACGGTGCTTACAAAGAGCGAGGTTTCCAGAAACCGCAGCTCGGGTGCAAGACTGTTTACCTCGTTCATGTCAGAGCCTATGACAACCGCAAGTCTTGTCACAAGCGAGATATTCGATATCCAGATGAAACAGGCAAAGGGCATAAAGCTCAAGCCCTCGGATTACAGCAGGCTGAGCAAAACATGCATAGTCGTAGCTGTAGCCGCAGTCGTTAACTCGGCGCTTGCCTCCCTCGCGGATGCGTGGCGCGACGATGACGAATACGGCACGTTCGGGCAGAAATGGACAAGGGCAATGCGCATAAAGCTTGCCGATGAGCTTAACCCTCTTACATATCTTCCTTACGCAAGCAATGTATGGGATGTGACAAAAGCTTTTTTAGATTGGACTGACACAAAATGGTTCGGTGTGGAGGTATACGGTAACGGTACAGATATACCGTTTGCGGATATACTGGAGTCTACAGAAAAAGCTGTGAAAATCTTCGGGGAAATACGCGAAAAGGGCGAGGACTCAAAATACACGAAGTTCGGCGGATATTACAAGGTGGTCAATGTCCTGTCCAAAATCACCGGAATACCGCTGTACAACATAGCTCGTGAGGGTGTAAGCCTTTATAATACTTTTGCAAGCAACAAGATAAGATCGTATGAGCCAAGCAAAGAGGGCGCTGTAAAGTATGCATGGAACGACGGATATCTCACCGACGATGAAGCGATAGCGGCTTTGCAGGACGATGCTGGTATGGACGAGGGCGAGGCGTGGCTCGAGGTCGAAAAGTGGAAAAATGATACGACTTCCAACTACACCAAGCTTTACGATGCTATCGACAACGGCGGCGATATTAAGAAAGCAGTCGATGAGCTGACTGAGCACGGCGTTGAAGAGAAAAACATCAAATCATCGCTCACTCGGCGTTACAAAGATGCGTACATAAATGGCGACAATAAAGAGCGCGAGAAGATACGCAGAGCTTTATATGCAACCGGCGTTTATGGCAGCGTCAACGAAGTTATCGAAAAATGTAACAGTTGGCTAAAAAAATAAAAACATGCGGAGGTGGGGCTTAATAAGCCCTGCCTCCTTTTGTTATGCTGAAATCAAGAAGCAAAAAAAGGAGGAAAAGCAATGTATAGGGCGACAACTCCCACGCTCAAATTTGAGCTTCCACTTGAAACCAATACTATAGCAGTGGGATATATAACTATAGCACAGTCAGGGAAAACCATAGTTGAAAAACCTCTGAGCAGTTGGACTTTGCAGGGGAAAAGCGTCAAAGTTGTACTAACCCAAGAGGAAACAATGAAGCTTGTCCCAGGCATCAACGTAGAGATACAAATGCGCATACGACTTGCAGACGGAACGGCGCTGGCCTCGAAGATATTCAGCCTGACGGCGGAAAGGGTGCTGAAAGACGGTGAGATCTGATGCTGACATTCGACGCGAGGTTTGAAGCAGAGGACGAACTCAACATCAAGTTTGACACCCCGGACACATTAAAGGTTGAGCTATCCGGCGAGGAAAAAATGAACGTCAGCATTGAGAACCTCGCGGTCGTGCAGACCGGGGGTTCGGGCATCCTCGCCCCGGCCACAAAGACGCGGCTCGGCGGCATCATAGTCGGAAACAACCTATCGGTCACCGAGAACGGCACGCTGAGTGTTGATATGGCTGAAGAGATTGAAAAAGACAACACGCGCCCGATATCGTCCGCGCAGGTATACACGTCCATAGGCAACATAAACGCGCTGCTTAATGAAATATAAGGAGAGAGCGCATGAGTACATCAACAGAAATTACGAGGCTACAGGCCGCGAGAAACCTTATCCGAGACAAGCTCATCGAGCTGGGGCTCGTAAGCTCTACGGCAAAATTAGACGCGCTGGCAACGGCGGTGGACGGCATCGAGAACAAAGGTGCTGTGTCCGCCACCGTACAGGAGGGCGCGACCTATACCATCCCTAAAGGCTACCACAACGGTGCCGGCACTGTATCGGGTGTGAAAGGCGGCGGCAACTATACCTTACAGTCAAAGGCCGTCACCCCGACGAAAAATCAGCAGACCGTAACGCCGGATCAGGGCTTTTACGGTTTGTCGGACGTTACGGTAAAGCCCATACCGGAAGCATACGCAAACGTATCGGGCGTTACCGCAGCAGCCGGAGACGTGCTTGCAAACAAGGTCATAGTGGACGCTGCGGGCAAGACCGTTGCCGGTACCATGCCCAACAACGGCGCTGTGACGAAGGTACTGGACACGTCGGAGGGCAACGAGAGTTATACCATTCCCGAAGGCTACCACGACGGCAAGGGCAAAGTGAGTATTGGGATTGACTTTAAGACCGTTACGCCTACCGAGGCGCAACAGATAATCGTTCCCGGTTCAGGCAAAGTATTAGGCAGCGTGACTGTAGGGTCAATCCCGGCGGCGTATATCAGCGCAAACGTTATCGTCGGTGCTATCCATGCACAGGCAGGTTCGCCGCAGGGGCAGGCAACGGATGCCGATTTGATTGCAGGAGGCTTCCTGTGGGGCTGGGACGAAGAGAAGCAGACCGTTGTTAAAATCGAAGGCACAATGAAAGATAACGGCGCGGTGAGCGCAACGATCGACGGCCTGACCGCAACCACATACACAATCCCGACCGGGTATCACAACGGCAGCGGCAAGGTATCACTCACAGCCGACATTGAAAACGCCCTCGCGGCGATATGAGGTGAGTCCGCATGAGTATACAGTCGCAGATAGACAGGCTTAAAAACGCTGTGAGCGCGGCATACACAGCCGCGCAGAACAAGGGCGCGACCATGCCCTCCGCGCAGACAGCGGCCAACCTTGCCGCAACGGTGCAGAGCATACCGGACGCTGTGACCGTTGACAGTGCCCTGAGCAGCACGAGTACAAACCCCGTGCAGAACAAGGTCGTCAATGCAGCGCTGGACGAAAAGCTTGACAAGTCCGGCGGCACGCTGACTGGCAATCTTACCGGCAAGTATTTTAGCGGTACATGGTTGCAAACCACAGCCGCAAGCGATTTAGGCTCAACGCCGGGCAAGGTAGCAGTGCTGGACGGGTCTGGCTGGGTCTACTACCGCACTCCGGCTGAGCTGCTCGGCGACATGGGCGTTAAGGACTACATCGTAGAGCAGGGTTCATCCGGCAATTGGACGTATCGCAAATGGAGCAACGGAGACGCCGAGTGCTGGGCATCGGCCACGGTCAGCGGCAAGGCCTGCACAACTACGGTCGGAAACTGGTATCGCACAGGCAATATCACAATCAGCAATTACCCGTTTACGTTTACGGCAAACCCTAATTTGCAAATGACCTTTGAAACGTATTCCGGCACAGGCGGCTTGGTGTGGTCTGCCGGTACAAGCTCATCGTCACCAAAGACAAAACCTGCTACAGTCTACGTTATCCGCCCGACATCCTCGAACTCCATCACCGGCTTTGTGAGATATTACGCCAAGGGCAAGTGGAAGTAGGTGCATGGTGTGACTGCGTACAGGATAAACTTTCGCGCCGAAGAAGCATTTCCGGTTGACTTCGGCGTGCTGCACGAGCGACCGCCGGGGGATATCGAGGCATACACGGGCGAATATGATATCGACCCGGACTTTACGAAGCAGACCCTTGAAACCCGGAACAAGCTCATGGCCGACAATGTGGTCGTTGCGCCGATAGAGGTTCAGCGCGTGTCCAATGCGGCAGGAGGCCGAACAGTATACATAGGAGGCTTGATTGATGGCTGAAAATCAATACACAAACAAGGTCGTGCTGTCGAGCGGAGAGACGCTTATAGACCTCACCGGCGACACTGCGGACGCTGCGCATGTCCTCAAGGGCAGCACGTTTCACGACAAGTCCGGCGCACCCGTGACCGGCACATGCGCATACGACAGCGATACATCCGATGACACCGTTGCAGCGGCGGAGATGATCGCAGGCAAGACCGCACACGCCAGAGGCGCGAAGATCACCGGCACGATGCCCAACAACGGTGCTGTCACCGGTGGCATATCCACCAAGACCGGGCAGTACACCGTTCCGCAGGGCTATCATGACGGCAGCGGCAAGGTCGGCATAACGGCGGCGGAGCAGGCAAAGATCATCCCCGGCAACATCAAGGCTGGTGTGGTGATACTGGGTGTTACGGGCAACTACGGCGGTGAGAGCATAAAGGCGCAGGCCAAGAGCGCTACGCCGAGTTTTTCCGCACAGACCGTGTACACCGGCTCAGGCCGCGTACAAGAAGATAAACGGCGTGTGGGTCAAGCAGACCGACACGACAGCATTGAAAAATGAAATGAAACTCGGAAAATATATCTGTCAAATGGAGGGGTAAACAATGGACATAAGCCCAAAACAGGTGCTCACACTTGCAGCAAAGTACATAGGCTACAGGGAAAAGGCATCGGACAAGGACTTATACAGCTTTGAGGATAACGCCGGACGGGGCAACTTCACGATGTTTCAGGCCGAGCTCGACAAGGCGAAGTTCTGGAACACGCCGAAGAACGGCTATGAATGGTGCACAAGCTTTATAGCGTGGTGCTTCTGGCGCATTGCTGGGAGCGAGGCAAAGGATATTCTGTGCCTTACCGGGCCATACGGCGCAAGCTGCGTGAGCTGGGCGAAGTATTACGCAGGACAGGCAAGACTTTTCACCAAGCCGCAGGTCGGCGATCAGTATTTCCAGCGCGACAGCCGCGACGGGCTGCCATGCCACACGGGAATTGTCGAAAGCGTAAACGGCAACACGTTCGTTACCATAGAGGGCAACTACGGCAACGCCGTACAGCGCGTTACCCGGTATCTCGGCAGCACGGTCTACGGCTTCGGCAGGCCGAAATATACAGCAGAAAGCGAGGATGAAGAAATGGTCAGATGGAAAACGATAGAAGATGTGCCGGAGGGCTTTTACCGCGACACCGTAAAGCAGCTCATGCAGGACGGCATAATCAAGGGCAAGGGCAACGGCGTTATCGACCTGACGGAGGATATGCTCAGGGTGACGATATATAACAAAAGAATGATTGAAACGATGTTGGAGAAATAGTATGGCAGAGAGCATAATAGTCGCTATCATAACGGGCGTTTTAACGCTCATCGGCGTACTTATCAGCAACAGCAAATCACAGGCGGTAATGGAAGAGCGCGTGGACGAGCTTACGCGCGAGGTCAGGGAGCACAACAAGTTTGCAAAGCGCATGCCTGTGGTAGAGGAACAGATCAAGGTAATCAACCATCGCATAAGCGATCTTGAAGAAGACATGAAAAATCATCATCATTAAAAGGAGGCACATTTATGAAAATCAACTGGACTGTAAGACTTAAAAATAAAACCTTTTGGCTCGCGCTCGTTCCGGCAGTGCTGCTGCTTATTCAGGTAGTGGCGGCGGTGTTCGGCATTGATCTCAAGCTTGACGCGCTGGGCGACAAGCTGTTGGCCGTTGTAAACGCGCTGTTTGCGGTGCTGACGATTTTGGGCGTTGTCACAGACCCGACAACCGCCGGAGTCAGCGACAGCAGGCAGGCTATGGAGTACGATAAGCCGAAGTGTGATAAATGACACAAGCTCGCTTGAGGCTGCCGCCGGACATGGCGCTGCTGCCGCGTGAACAGTGGGAAAAGCTAATATACAGCGCAAATCTCGGACGCGAGGGCAGCAGGATTGCTGATCTGTATTTCATACAGCAGATACCGCAGATAGACATAGCAGAGGAAATAGGGCTTGACCGAAAAACCGTCTCAAAACGCCTTTCTACGGCAAGAACAAAAATCGAACATAATTACGAGCGGCTTTTCAAAAGCTGAGGGGAGGCAAAACCTCCCCTTTTTTTACGCGCATTTTCCCCATAACACGGGCATTGAGTACCCCCTTGAAATTGGAAAAGGCTTTAAGCTTTTAAGTACAAGGAGGCGGCGACATGTTCGTGTTTTTTAATCCCAACCCGGATGCAAAGCGCGTGGGCGACTGCACCGTAAGGGCGATAGCCAAGGCGATGAATACCGTTTGGGAAAAGACCTATCTCGCTTTGTGCGTTGAAGGTCTGAGAGTACATGACATGCCCTCGGCAAACAGTGTTTGGGGTAGTTACCTCAAGGCCAACGGCTTTAAACAGCATGCGCTGCCGGACACCTGCCCCGAGTGCTACACGGTCGCCGCCTTCGCCGACGAACATACGCAGGGCACTTATGTGCTCGCGCTGTCCGGCCACGTCGTAGCGGTCGTAAACGGCGATTACTACGACACGTGGGACAGCGGCGAGGAAGTGCCGGTTTATTACTTTGAAAGAGAGGATTAATCATGGCTTACGGTTACGGCAACATGTATGGGCAACCATATTATCAGCCGCCTATGATGGACAACCTCGCGCAGATGCGAGCACAGCAGCAGCCTGCACAGCAGGGCATGATCTGGGTGCAGGGCGAGGCGGCAGGCAAAGCATATTTAGTAGCTGCCGGGAACACTGTTCCGCTTTGGGATAGCGAACGGCAAACGATCTATCTTAAATCCGTTGACGCGGCAGGCATGCCGACTATGCGCATTCTCGACTACACGGAACGAGCGCAGAGCGCACCGGCTCAGCCGACTGCGGACTATGTGACGCGAGCGGAGTATGAGGCACTTGCAAAGCAAGTCGCGGCGCTTATGCCGAAGGAGGTAAGTAATGAGTAATCCTTTGTTTCAAGCTCTCGGCGGTGGAGTTAATCCGCAGTTTCAGCAGCTCGTGCAGCGCTTTCAGCAATTTAAAAGCACATTTCAGGGAGACCCACAACAGGAAGTGCAAAAAATGCTTCAAAGCGGAAAGATAACACAGCAGCAGCTCAACCAGGCGCAGAGCTTTGCGCAGCAGTTCCAGGCACTTATGAAGTAGGTACATTTTATCCGGCCGGGTATTTGTAAATACATATTGAAAGGAAAACTAAACAATGGCGATTTCTTCTGATGCGCCGGTAATGACCATGCCGGTTGCACCAACCTCGGCAAACGGCGGCTTCGGCGGTTTTGGCGGTGACGGATGGTGGATAATCCTCTTTTTCATCGTGCTTTTCGGCTGGGGCGGCAACGGCTGGGGCGGTAACAATGGCGGAGTGATGGACGGATACGTTCTGACTTCCGACTTTGCAAACATCGAGCGAAAGCTTGACAACGTTAACAACGGCCTGTGTGACGGCTTCTATGCCATGAACACGGGAATGCTTAACGGCTTCTCCGGTGTCACCCAGGCGGTTACAAACGGCTTCTACTCTTCCGAGCTGTCGCGCTGCAATCAGCAGGCCGCACTTATGCAGCAGCTGAACGCAATGCAGATGCAGGCTCAGGAGTGCTGCTGCGAGAACCGCGCGGCAATTGCTCAGGTGCGTTATGATATGGCAACGCAGGCTTGCGATACTCGCAACACTGTGCAGAACGCAACACGCGACATTATCGACAACGCAAACAGCAACAGCAAGGCAATTCTCGATTTCCTCGTCAACAGCAAGATGCAGGATTTGCAGACCGAGAACCAGAACCTCAAGCTTGCGGCTTCGCAGGCTGCGCAGAACAATTACCTCGTGTCTCAGCTGCGGCCTTGCCCGACTCCGGCTTACATCACATGTAACCCTTGGGCTTCGTCTGCACCCTACGGGGCATGCGGTAGCTGCGCATAACAAATCTCATAGTTTAGCTTTTTCGTGACTTTACGAAAATGGTCGGCCTTTACCGATACTAACGATAAGCGGTGGGGCGCATAGCCTCACCGCATTTCTTATGAAAGGACTGATTATATGGCAGAATTTATAAACTCAAACATCGTGACCGTAGCAGCCGGGCAGAACGTACCTCTTACCGAGACAGCGGTAGCCGGGAATTGCAGCATAGTGCACCGCGAGGGCGCAGGCATTGTTACGCTCAGAGGTCTCACAAACCAGTGCAGAGCGCGTTATCGTGTTGCCTTTGGCGCGAATATAGCCATACCTACCGGTGGCACTGTGGAGGCTATCACGGCCGCTTTAGCGATAAACGGCGAACCGCTTACCAGTGCGACGGCAACGATAACACCGGCTGCGGTTGAGAATTATTTTAATATCTACGTTGCCGCAAATGTAAACGTACCGCGCGACTGCTGCCTCACCGTAGCAGCAGAGAACACGAGCGGTCAGGCAGTCAACTTTGCGAATGCAAATCTTATAGTTGACAGAATAGCGTGAAAGGAGCAATAACATGAGTATGAGAACACTTGAAAGACTGCGCGATATGCTTTGCGAGGAACTCGACAGCATTGCAGAACAGGGCGAATTAAACGTTGGCGCACTTGACATTATCGACAAGCTTGTGCACAGTATCAAGAACATCGACAAGATCTGCATGAGCGACGGATACAGCCGCAGATGGGACGCTGAGGGCTTTATGCGAGGCAACAGCTACAAGCGCGACAGCATGGGGCGTTATAGCAGGGATGACGGATATAGCCGCAGAAATTACAGCCGCGCCGATGAGAGCGAGCACGCTATAGAACAGCTCGAAGAGATGCTTAAAACCGCAGGCGGCGAGAGCGAACACATGGCAATCAAGAAAGCAATCAGTGTGCTGAAAAACGCATAAGAAAGTTGTCGTAAATTTTGACGTAAAATTGCAAGTTAAAACGTGTATGGATACGTCGATTTTTATATGATTACGTTAAAAAATGTATGACGCAAAAGCGCCGCAAACCATTGATAAATAAAGAAAACCCCGAAGTTTCAACAACTTCGGGGCTTTCTCTTTTTGGCACGCCGTAAGGGATTCGAACCTTTGCGGTGGAGCGAAAAAGCATTGA